ACCGTGCAGGGTGCGAAGCAGGATTACCTCCCGCCCCGCGCCGACCTGTACGCCCGCATCACCTTCGTCACCAGCGAAGGCGAAACCGTCTTCGGCGACCTGTTCGCCAAGCCGGACAAGAGCGGCGGTCACGAACGCCTGGAGCAGTTCCTTGCTGCTTCGGCCACGGACGAGGAGGTCAAGGAGTACGTCGCCGGCGGCGAGCTGGAGGTCGACGAGACCTTCCTTGAGAAGATTCTGGCCCGTGCCAAGGGACGAAACCTCAAGGTGCGCGTGACCGAGCGTAAGTACACCAAGAAGGACGGGACGGAGGGGGTGGCCTACCAGGCGTCCTTCTTCACCCGCCTGCCCAACGGCCCGGTGATTGCCCCCTTCTAAAGGGGGGTAAAGGCGATACCGAAGGGGGAACGAAAGTTCCTCCTTTTTTGTGCTTGTGTTGCCGACGCCGATGCACACAACAAAGGACGCCACCCGCATAATACCCATAACACCCATGAAAATCACCGAAGAACAACTCATCTCGTTCGTGCGCGATGAAATCGACACCAGCAAGATGTCCAAGAAGAAGTATCTTCAATACGTCCTTGAAGCCCTCAAGGAACCGATTGAACACGAAGTCTCCTTCAATCCCGAAATCGAAGACAACTGGACGCACACGATCTGGCTCTGCGAATACCCGAGCCACGTCTGTTCCGTCGTCGCCTGCGACGGCGGCGAGCGTAGCCGCTACTGGCTGGACAAGCGTATGTCCGGCACCGAGTACGCCTGCATCTTCAAGGCCAATCCTGACGTTGATTACATCGTCCTCCGCTGCGGTAACAAGCGTCCCCGCTATATCATCGTCGACGGCAGCAAGTACCGCAACCTCGCCAACTAACATGGAACTCAAGCTCCGAGACTATCAGGAAGCCGCCGTCACCGCCGCGCTGTCGCACCTTGCCAAGGGCGTCAACCCGCTGGTAATCGCTCCGACGGGTGCCGGAAAGACCGTCATCGCCTCCAGCATCATGCACCGCTGGCAGGCCGGCACGAACCGCAAGTGCTTTTTCGTCGCTCACCGCAAGGAACTGATTGACCAGGCGGCTGCGACGATGACCCGTGCCGGCGTCGTCGGCGAAGCCCTATCCGTCTTCTCCGCTGACTTCGACCACATCTCCGCCGAAGACAAGGCCACCGCGCTGGTCGTCTTCGACGAAGCCCACCATGCCGTCGCCTCGTCGTGGGCCAAGTTCAACGCAGCCTTCACCGGCCCGAAGGTCGCCGTGACCGCCACGCCTGACCGCCTTGACCGCCAGCGTCTGGAGACGGTCGGCTTTGAGACGGCTTACGAGATCGCCATCCGCACCCTTATCGAGCAGGGTCACCTCGTCCGCCCGATGGCCCAGAAGATGCCCGTCGAGATGAGCCTGATCCGCCTGCGCGGTTACGAGGACGCCTTGGAAGCCGTCGCCGACAGCATCGTGACCGAGCTGAACCGCTGGGACCGCAAGAAGGCCATCGCCTTCCTTCCTGACGTCGACTCTTCGCTCCGCCTGGTCGCCCACCTCCGCCAGCGCGGCATCGAGGCCGGCCACGCCGACGGCAGCACGGGCAAGTTCCGTGCCGGCACCGTCGACGCCTTCAAGAACGGCGACCTGCGTGTCCTCTGCAACGTCAACCTTTTCACCGAGGGCTTCGACGCCCCGGAAACCGATTGCGTCATCCTGCTGCGTCCGACCCAGTCCCGTGCCCTCTGGTGCCAGATGATAGGGCGTGGCCTCCGCACGGCTCCGGGCAAGACCGATTGCCTCATCCTCGACCCCATGTGGATCAGCGGCGAGAATTCCTTCACGCCGGCGGACGCCTTCACGGTTCACCCGCAGGCCAAGTCCGCCCAGATTCAGGGTTCGCATGACCCTCTGGACGCCGCGCAGGGTTGCGACCGCCAGGCGGAGGAAGCCATGCTTCGCCGTATCGCCGCTGAAGAGCAGCGGTCGGCCACGAAGGAAGCCAAGGAACTGGGGCTAGTCGACCTTTCCGTCGCCTGTGCCGTCTTCGGGTTTGTCCTGCCGGCGTCGACGTCGGACTCTTCGATGTTCCACTACCAAGCCAACTCGCTTGCCTCCTACGGCGTTTACGCCCGTGGGATGACCGCTGACCAAGCCGACTGGATGATCGCCCGCCTGAAGGCACGGGAAGCCCTTAATCTGGCAACCATCAAGCAGGTCCGCAAACTCCAGCAGTTCGGGGTGCGCGGTGCCGAGCGTCTGTCCAAGGACTCGGCGTCGAAGGCCATCGCCTCCGACTGGCGGATGCAAAAGGGGTCGAGCCGCCAGTCCCCCCTCCAAAAAATCTACGGACGAATCTTCGATAACTATGATGCCTAAAAATACCAAGCCGCTGGTCTTCATGATCACCGGCGTCGCTCGCGCGGGGAAGGACACCTTCGCCGCTTGTCTGATGGAACACTTCAACGGCAACGGTTGCCGTGCCGAGGTCTTCAAGTTCGCCGACGTCCTGAAGGACCGGGCGAACGACGTGCTTCGGGCGATGGGGGTCTTCAAGGCCGGGGAGCGGGACTTTCACGCCGAAGACTTCAAGGTTCGCCATAGGGGGCTGCTGGTCGAATTAGGCCGTACCCTCCGGGGGGTGGATAAAGATATCTTCGCTCGGCACCTGAACGCCCAAGTGCATATGTTCTTGGACTACGCGCCGCTCGACGTCCGCCCCGTGGCCTTGGTCTCGGACTGGCGTTACCTGAATGAGTACTTGTTTCTGGCCAAGCATCTGGACGCCCAGATCGTGACGGTCGAGATGCAGCGGCCTGGATACGGGCCGGCGAACGACGAGGAGGCTGGGAGCTTGGCGGACATGATGGCGTCGATGCAGGTCTTGCATACTCGATTGGCGGTTGACCCCGCCGGCGTCCGCGCCGTAGCGTCTGAAATCTACCACATCTACCGATGAGCGACATTAAATACGAGGGCAAGAAATGGACGGTGATGACGCGCAACGTGCATACCCAGTACGACGAACTTGTGCTGCCGGTCTACGAGAAGATGGTCATCACAATCATCCGCAAGGTGTCCGAGGCCGAGCGTAAGAAATATCATGCCGAAACGCCCCAGCTTGGCAAACTGAAGTACTCCGAACTTAAAAAACTCCGATGAAACCTGACCGAGAGCAAATCGACCGCTTGGGCTTTGAAGCCTGGGCGGACAACGCCATCGTGAACATGATGGAAAACCTGCCGGCGGATTGCACGGGGTTCAGTTGCCACGACGACGATATCAGCGTCCAGATCACCTTGGTCGGCAAGGACGTCGTCGGACGAGTCCGCGCTTACGTTCCGGGCTACGGCTGGAAGCATCACGAACGCACGATCCGTCGTGCCTGCTATAACAACTGATGGGCCGCTTCATCCCAGTCGAACCCGAGAAGTGGGGAGAGATGGTTCAGGCTTGGGCCGAGAACCCGAAACTCAAGGCCGAGGTCGAGCGGCTGACCGCCTTCACCACCCGCACCATCATCCCTAACGAGGAACTGCAAGCCGAGAACGCCCGCCTCAAGGCCGAGGTCGAACGGCTCCGAATTGCAGGAAGTGAGTCTGAACCAAGGTTTGTCCTGCTCTCCGATTACCGACACCTGAAAGCCGAAACAGACAATCTCAAGGCCGAGGTCGAGCGGCTGACCAAGGCCGGGGACACGATGGCTTCCTCCATCCAATTCAACGAGGAGATGGCAAAGGACTACAACGGCCCGACCATCGTTCATCAATCCGTCCAACGCTGGAACGCCGCCAAGGAGGGCAAGCAGCCGTGAAGAAGCGTCGGCCAGAAATCATGCGTCCCGGCCTCAAGCAGCTCACCCCCTACGAGAAACGACTAGCCCAGCAGGTGAACAAGGCCGACCGTGATCGCTGGAACGAACTGATGGCCAAACCTTGGAACAAATGGCAACCCACTCCCTCCGCCGTAACAACTACGGCAAAATCAAACAAGCGGTCGTCGAAGCCCACGCCGCCGGCCTGACCTACGCCGACGTCCAGGCGAAGTACGGCTACCGCCGCGCCAGCCTTTACGAAGCCGCCCGACACCTTAACCTTAAACTCAAACCCTCCAAACATCGCACATGAGAAAGCCCCCTATCAACCTTACCCAGTATACCCATAAGATGCCCCGCCGCTGCCACGCCCTGCTCGTCATCCTCGACGGGGGTAAGGTCGAGCATCCCGAGTTTGTGGCCTACAGCCGGGACGAGTTCGCCGCCGAGCTGGCCAAGTGGAAGCGCACCGTGCTGCCGACCCTTCGCCGCTCCAACGTCGAGTTCTGGGAACTGCACAACGGCGATCACCAGGCGGTCAACCTGCTCAACCGATGAGCAGGCAAAAGATTAATTGCTACGGGCGTCCGCCGGCAAGGCTGGCAGTCCTAGAGGGCATCAGGAACGGCCTGACCGCCAAGGAGACAGCCTATGCCTACGAGTATAGCATCCGCGCCGTGCAGGAAGCCGCCGCCCGGATGAAGGTGTCCTTCATCTGGTCCGGCATTGGCCGACCCCCTAAACACCTGCCTAACAATAACAATGAACATCAATAAAGGCTGGAAGCGGTTCATGGCGGTCGGTTGCTCCCACGGGATGTATGCCGACCCGAAGGCCATCGAGGGCGTCCTCAAGTTCAAGGAACGGTGGAAACCCCATATGACCGTCCACCTAGGCGACTTCGTGGACATGACCCCCTTCATGTCGTCGGCACGGGGCAAGGGCGACGCCGTCGAACCCGATATCGGCGGGGGGCTGAAATTTCTAGACCAGCTCCGCCCGAACGTCGTGCTGGCCGGCAACCATGAGGTACGCCTATGGCGCGAAGCGGCCTCGGACGACGAAGTCTATTCCGGCTATGCCCTTCGCCTGATCAACGATATCACCGAGCATTGCCGTAAGCGTAAAGCCCTGTTCATCGAATACACGGGCATCTGGCAGGCGTTCCAGTTGGCCAACTACAAGTTCACGCACGGCACCGTCTACGGGGAGAACGCCCCACGGGACATGGCCGAGATGTACGGGAATGTTATCTTCGCCCATACCCATAAGGTCGGTCGCATGACGGGACGCCGGGACGATACTCCGACGGGCATCAGCGTCGGCACCCTGACCCGCCGGGGGGCTATGGATTACGCCAATACGCGCAGGGCCACGTTCGCCTGGTCGCAAGGCATGGTCTTCGGCTACTATACGGACGAGAAACTCATACCGTGGGTGCATGAGCAGCCGCACGGCCAAGATGAATGGATTTTACCCGTATGAAGACCGAAGACATCCTGAAGAAACTTTGGAAGCTGAAGTCCAAGGGGGCTGACGAGATTCCGAAAGGCTTTAAAGACTTGGATCAGTTGAAGAAGGAATGGAAGGTTCACCGCACGACGGCACGGGTATGGGCATTGGACTTGGTCAAGGCCGGTGAGATGAAGCAAATCAGGCTTCGCTTCTTCGACGGTAAGCGTATCCAGATGAAATACTTTTACGGTTGACGCCGTAGGGTGGCGTGGGGATAAAGATTTTGCCACCTATGAAAATCCTAATCGCATGCGAGTATTCCGGCACAGTCCGGGATGCCTTCATCAAAGCAGGACATGACGCCATGTCTTGTGACATCCTGCCAACCGACGTCCCTGGTCCGCACTACCAAGGCGATGTGTTCGACATCATCGACCGAGGCTGGGACATGATTATCGCTCACCCGCCATGCACTTACCTTTCCAGAGCTGGGGCAAGGTGGACTTACAAAGGCGGAATTTTGAATGAAGAAAGGTATCAACTTGGATTACAAGCCAAGGATTTCTTTTTAAAAATTCTTAATTCAAACTGCCCAAGGGTTGCAGTAGAAAATCCAACTCCAATGAAAGTGTTTGAATTGCCTGAATATTCTCAAGCAATTCAACCATATGAATTTGGCCATCCTTTTTCCAAAAGAACGCTTTTGTGGTTAAAGAATCTCCCTCCTTTGATTTCTACCTGTATAGTTGATAATCACACTCCATATCTTCCTTCTAATACTGGGGGGAAGAAAAGAGGTCAGTCATATTCAAGGGGGACTAGCAAAAATTGGAAAGAAAGCGCAAAAACATTCCAAGGCATAGCCGACGCTATGGCCTTGCAATGGGGTAGCCTGTAAGTCACAAGTCAAAAAGCCACCATGACCACCGAAGATCGTATTTCCGGGGCGAGAGCCTATCTCGCCAAACTGCCTGCCGCCGTCGCCGGCCAAGGCGGACACCCCGCCACCTACCGCGCCGCCAGCATTCTGGCCAACGGCTTCGACCTGCCGTGGTCGGACGCCTGGGCGTTGCTTCAGGAGTTCAACGCCCGTTGCTCGCCGCCTTGGTCGGAAAAAGACCTGCGTCACAAGTTGAACGACGCCTACGTCAAGCCGCACGAACGCCAGAAGGGCTGGTTGTCGAAGGGCAAGGACAACGAACGCCGGGTCGGCGCAAACGGTCGCTTCGTCTTCGACCCGAACCGTGTCGCCGAGCTGGTCGACGTGCAGACGCCGTTCACGACCGCCGACGTGCTGCTGAACTGCTTCAAGGACGAGGACATCATCTGCATCACGAACGAGGCCGGCCAGACCGAGGACGGCAAGTGGTTCCCAGCGTCGAAGGGCATCTTCCTGACCCGCGCCGAGTGGATCACCAAGTTCTTCGGCCCCGGAGCCGTGGGGGCTGCGAAGTTCGCCGGCACGGAGTCGGGGGCTTGGATTCGTATCAACCCCTTCACGCCAGACGACTTCACGGGTACCGACGGTTCGGTATCGGCTTACCGCCACGTCTTGGTTGAGTTCGACAAGAAGGCCAAAGACGAGCAGATCGCCATCTTCCAGCAGTCCAACCTGCCCATCAGCCTGCTCGTCGACTCGGGCGGCAAGTCGGTCCACGCTTGGGTGCGTGTCGACGCCCAGACCAAGGAGCAATGGGAGGAACGCCGTAATACGGTGTATGACTACCTTTCCGACCACGAACCCGACCCGCAGAACAAGAACCCTTCCCGCTGGAGCCGGCTGGGGGGCATCATGCGCGGCGAGAACGAGCAGAAAATAGTGGCGTTCAAGATTGGTTCGCTGGACTGGGACGAGTTCATGGCGTGGCGGGAAGGTCAGGACTTCCCCGAGGAAGTCACGACAGATGTCCTTGAGAACTACGACGTCCTGAACGACCCGAACACGGTCATCGGCCACGGACGCTGGTTGCAGAAGGGCGGCTCGCTGCTGATCACCGCGCAGTCCGGCATCGGCAAGTCTTCCTTCGCCATGCAGATGGCCATGTCGTGGGCTTGCGGACGGGAGTTGTTCGGCATCCCAGCGAAGCACCCGCTGAAGATGGGCGTCCTCCAGGCGGAGGGCGACGTCGGCGACATGGCCCAGTCCTTCCAAGGGGTGATGTCGGGCATGAGGCTCAACAACGACGAGAAGGCGATGGTCAGGCAGCACCTGCACTTCTTCAACGAATCGTCGAAGCGCGGCGAGGATATCATACAGCTCGCCCGCAAGATCATCGTCCGGCATAAGTTGGACGTCATCGTACTCGACCCGCTGATGGCCTACATCGGCGGCAACATCAACGACAACGTCGACGTGACGAACTTCTGCCGTGGGCTGCTGGAGCCGATGCTCAAGGAGACGGGGTGCATCGCCATCCTGATCCACCACGAAGGCAAGCCGAAGGCCAAGGAGGTCACGGACGGCCAGACCTTCTCGGACATGATGTACAGCGGTACGGGCGGGGCGGAGTTGGTGAACTATGTCCGTGCCGTCCTGAACATCCGTCGGGAGTCGAAGGACTTGCCGGTCTTCTCGTTCAACCTGTCGAAGCGCGGCAAGGAAGCCGGGATGCGGACGCCCGACGGCAAGCCTACCCTTGTCCTGAAACTCAAGCACTCGGACGACCGGGTGTTCTGGGAGGTCGCCCCCTTGGCCGGCGGTTTCGAGCTGCTCAAGGTCGGGCAGCAGTATCGGCACTTTGAGTCCAAGCCCCGCTTGAGCCGGGGGGCTTTGCTTGAGGAACTGGTGGCGGATCACAAACTCCAGCGCGACCAGGCGGAAGCCCTGATTAAGGCTATGGTGACCAACGGCATCATCGAACCCCGCAAGGTGGGGGCGGCATTGTACTACCAAGGCACCAAATACGACGCATGAGCATCGTGTCCACCCTGCACGTCCGTCCCATCGATTATCGGTTGGCGATGGATACCATCGTAAAGAATCATTACCTGCATAGGGAATGTTCCTGCTCGGCGGCGTTCGGCCTGTTCACGGACGAGAAGACTAACGACGATTTCTTCCAGCAAGGCCGGCTGGTCGGCGTGATTGTCTTCGGTAAGCCGTCTTCGTACACCCTTTGCAACGGCATCTGTGGCGACGACGAGAGCAAGAACGTCGTGGAGTTCAACCGCCTATGGGTCGAGGACTCGATGCCCAAGAACACGGAAAGCTTCTTTGTCGGACAAGCCATTCGCCAATGCCCCTTTGAAATCATCGTGTCCTTTGCCGATTCCGAGCAGGGTCATGTGGGATATATCTACCAGGCGACGAACTGGATTTATACGGGGGTCAGCCCCAAGATGAAGTACTTCAGGCCGAAGAACGCTTCGGACAACGCTGGTGGTACGGTCTACCGCCGGCGGGAACGCATGGCCAAGCAGGAGATCATCGAGCAGTTCGGAGAAGACATGGTCGAGGAATACTTCAGCAGCATGAAGTATCGGTACATCTACTTCAACTGTTCCAAGACCCGTAAGAAGGAACTGATGAAGAAGCTGAAGTACCCAGTCCTCCCCTACCCCAAGAAAGCCGCCTAGCCGCCCCGTGGCAGGCTTTTCAGGGTCAGGGGCGACTACTTACCCTTCCGAAGCCTAGAAAGGGCGTAGTCGACCAATTCGGGGCTGGCGTAAGCCGCCGCGCCGGCGGCACCGAAGGCCATGCCCTCGGAGTTGAAGTACCCCTTGGTGGCCATGCCGACGAGGATGGCGGTCAGGCCGGCGGTGGCGGTGCGACGGGCGATGTACCCTAGCGTCTGCTTCTCGGTGGAGCAGAAGTAGCGGACAAGCCAAGACAAGGCTCCAATGGCGAACCCCATGCCCACGTCGCGCAGGCTAATCGGGATATCGTCCGGGGTGGGAGGGGGGATGGCAGCACTCACGAAATCTTGGGGGGCTTGGCGTTGGGGGCTAGGAGGACTCGGCGGTAGTCCTGATCCCAGAGCATGGCGGCGAGGTCTTTGCCGGCGCGGTCGACTTGGGCTTCGCTGGCCTCTGGGAAATTTAGGTGGACTTGCTCATGGCAGAGGACTTCCAACTGCCGCTTGGCACCGAGGCGGGGGTCGATTTCAATCAGCCCTTCGCCGATGGTAGCCTGACCCCAGGCTCTCTGGCGACCAAGTTTGACCCACTTGACCTTACTCTTTTGGCGGCGTTTCGTCATGGTCGTTGGAACGTACGGAATCCCGTACCTTATCGGCGAGCCACCAGAGGCCGAGGCCGGCGGCGACCAGCAGGGTGGCCCCGGCGATGTACTCGAAATACGGACTGTCGATTATGAACGGCACAGAGCCGCAGAACGCCCCGCAGAGTAGGAGGGGGATGCCGATGCGGGGGCCGAGGAAGGCGGTGGTCAACGCGCCGATGACGGCGAGTCCGGCACCGACGAGCGTCCAAGTCTGGGCGGAGGCGTCCTTCTTGACCCGTTCGATTTCCTTCTGGAGTTCGGCGATACGGGCATCCTTCAGGCCGGAGACTCGCTTGGCTTCCGCCTGGTCGGCTTCTAGTTTATCCCACGCCTTGTTGACGGCGGTGGCGAGCTGGCGACCAAAGGCCATCTGCTTGGCATAGTCGACTTCGCTTGCCTTGGCTGCGCGAGCCTCGGCAAACGCAATATCCGCAGGCGGGGGAGGGGGGAGGTACGATTGGGCTAGGCGGGACTCGGCGACGACCACCTTGGGCTTGTCGGCGTTACGCTCGATGGCGACGAGGGCGGCACCGACCCGGTGATCCGTCTTGTCCAAGTCCTTCCCGAGGGTGGCGACGACGTCAGGCTTGGTCGGCGCGTCCGGCTGCTTGGGCAGGGGGGCGTCGACGGGATTGGACGACTTGCACCCAGCCAACGCCACTAGGGCTATGACTAGGAGCCTTCGCATGATCAGCCTTCTCGGGTGAAGGTGGCCTTGTTATCGTCGCCCTTCTTGACCGTGACCTTGTCCTTATCGACTTCGACGGACATGGGTTCGGCCTTCTTGTCGAGACGGGCCACCAAGTCCTTGATGATGTCGACCTCGGGACGGTCAGGCTTCTCGGCCTTGTCGGCGGTGCCGACGATGCCTTGGAGCATGGCGATGAGGGCGGTGACGCCGCCGGCGACCAGGCCGATGACTGGCGCGTGGGACTCCGGGGGGAGGAAGGCCAGCGAGCCGACGCCAATCAGGACGAGGACGACGATGTAAAGGATGGCGTGTTTGCCGAGGTACTTGGACGCCGACTCCTTGGCGGTCTGGGCGGACTCCAGTTTACGCAGCTCGATTTCGGCGGCGAGGCGAACCTTGGCAAGTTCGGGGTCGTGGGGCCGAGGAGCGTTCATCGTCCCTTGAGAGCGTCGAGAGCGGCCTTGCCCTTGGCTTCCAGTTCGGAGGCTTTGGCGGAGTGCTTTCGCATGACGAGGACGCCCGTTACCAGGCCGGCGAGGAAGGAGAGGATTGCAAGGATCATAAGTTAAACAATTCGCATACCGATGCGGTAGTTCACGCCACCGATGGTGACGAGTAGGTCGTTGGTGTCAGAACCGCCGGTGTGGGCCACAATGCTGTCCAACGAGAACGCAGGGCCAGATGCGGTAGAGAGGGTGGTTCCCTTCACGTTGCCGACGACTTCTAGTTTAGAGGTAGAGGTGTAGCCAGTTGCTACGCCGACGCCGACGTTGCCGGAAGCGTCCACGACGAGCGCGGAAGTGTCAGGGGTAGTAGAGTCCTCAACAAGCAGAGCGTTGCCAGTTCCAAGCTGCGTAACCCGCAAGGCGGCATTAACAGTCCCAACAGTTGTCTGAATGATTTGCGGAGCAGTATAGGTGTTGGATGTGTTGGTATTCGCAACAGCCTTTTGCGTCCCTGCGGCGTCCTTGTAATTGATGTTGGTGGCAATCCAGATGTCCCCCGCAACAGAGGTTGTCGGAGCAGTCCCTACGCCAAGGTTGAGAGAAGCCGAGCCAGCCGTAGGTGCGGCCATGTTTACCTTCCCGGTGAATGTCACTCCAGCTTTTACCCAAGTCTGCGAAGCAACTGTTTCGAGTTGGTTCTCGCCGTTGCCGTAGACAAGGTAAGTCCCATTAAAACCGAAATCACCCCAGGCGATTGAGCCGCCTGAACCGGCGCCGAAGCGAATACGCATACGGTTCGCTGAATCTGTGCCAGCAACATCGAGATACCCATTCTCATCAAACAAAACCTCTGACTTGAAATTCACAAAGCCCGTGAAGATAGCACCAGAAAGTTCAGCGTATCCGTCGAGGATTGCTGTCGTCAGATAGCCCTGCGACGTTACCCAAGACTCCGTAGCGTA